GAAGACACACGGCTTCGAGAGGCGGTTGCACTTGATCCCGTTCAACTACCGCTTGCGCGACGAGCACAAAGATGACCGCTTGTTTGAGAAGCTCGAGGCTGAGTTGCCTGGGATACTCAATTGGGTGCTCGAAGGGGCGCGGCGCGTGACTGAGAACAAGCGGCTGTCACGCTCGGCGGCCATGATGAAGCTCTTTACGCAGGTGAAGCGTGACGCCGATCCCGTCATGCAGTTTGTCGAGGAGAGGCTAGAGCTGACCGATGTTGAGGCCGTGGAGTATGACAACGCAGGGGATACGGTGAGCGTCGGGCCTGCGCTCTTGCAGGCATATCGAGACTTCTGTTCGGAGAATGGCTACTTTCCATTAGGGCGAAACAAGTTCTTCACCGCTATTCAGAGGCACGGAGTGGCTCCTGTGGACACGTCGCGCAGCCGTCAAGGGCGTCCTGCCCGTAGGGTCAAGGGGTGGCTCTGTAAGGTGATGGACGTCGATGAGGTGTTCAAAGCGGGGTAACTGGGGTAAAACGAGTAAAAAGTGGGGTAAGGTAAGTGCTTGAAATCGTTAAGCTTTTCTTACTTTACCCTCTTTACCCCATTTATCCTATTATATTTATATATATTTAAGAAGAGGAGAGAGAGTAATATATGTAGACATCTGGCCCATAGCCCTTTTGGCGCTCTGAAAAGTGGGATAAAGGGGTAAGCCTTATTTTTAAGGCTCAGACGGTTTACAAAACCACGGTTTTTATTTGGAGGACTACGGATGAACAAACGGACAGAGATTTTAGAGACAGCTAAGGCGCTGATCAACGGCGACCGAGAGCGTGACTATGGGACGCCAGCGGAGAACTTCGGGCGCATTGCTTCGGGCTGGTCTGTGATCTTGGATCAGGACGTGAGCGCTGAGCAGGTGGCGCTGTGTATGGCGTGGCTCAAGCTTGCTCGTCTGGTCCATGGGCCGCATGAGGATAGCTACGTTGACGCGGCTGCTTACATGGCGCTTGCGGGAGAGCTGAGCGAGTGCTAGGCTTTGGGTGTGGCCACTTCACTGCTCCTCCCGTCTAAAAGGCCGCTAACTTCGCCTCTGCGCTTCGGCGTGGAGGCTTTTTTATATCGGAAAGAGATATGATGGAAATTCAAATTGACGCGAGCGCGGTTGACCCTGAGACTGTAGAGCAACTTGTGCTGGCGTTGGTGGATGCCGTGCTTGATTCGGAACTAGACCCAAGCGCCGAAGAAATGTTCGTGGCGCTTGGAGAGTTGATGCAGGCGCTTGTTGAAGAGGTCAATGGCGGCGGTGAGCTGCTTCACTAGGCGCATTGTTCGCAGCATTTGACGCTGACAGATAGGCCGTGGCTAACGATAGTCGCTTGCCCGCTGATGTTTTCGATTGTGTCGGGCTTTGACGATCCCAAGCGGATTGTTTTGCGGGCATATAAATCGCCCTTGTTGATGGGTGCTTTGCACTCGTGGCAGGTGTAAGCGCGGCGTGATTTTGTGAGTTTTGTCATGTGTCTGATCCTCTAGTTAAAGAGGGCGGGGAGGAATAGGGCGGCGCTGATGGCAAGGCCCATTGCGAAACCGATAAGAGCGTTTTTCATGCTGTCGCCTCAATGTTTTGGATGTATTCGCGGCCTGAGTTTGTCAGGCGGTAATCGAACGAGAAGCTTTCGCCAATCATGCTGTCTGTAATGCTGTAAGCTTCCATGGAGTTTGCCTGGGTCTTGCCGCTAAGCCCGTTAGCAAACGCGAGCTTGAATTGCGGGTTACCCATTGCGGAGTTACGGAGACGCTCAATGGCGATAAGGGTGCTTTGTTTCTTGAAGATCATTTGTTTTATACCTTGTTTGTTTGTTAGCAGTTTTCGCAGAGGTCGCGCATAACACCTTTAAGAGCCGTATCAAGGTGCGTGTCGTCCATGTAAGAATACAGATTATCGCATACCCAAGCGGATAAACCCGCGTAATAGAACCAATCATGGCGCAAACGCTTTTCTACGTCTTTTGCTTTGCCTTCGTTGATAATAAACTGACGGTGAAGGGCGTGCTTTTCTGGCGACCATATAGCTGCAATGCTTGCTTTAAGGTGGGCATAGTGTGGAGCGGATATTTTCATTTGTTTGTTACCTTGTTTGTGTTGATGTAATATGTTTACGCCATGTTGAACACGTTGTAAACATCTTTTTTGCACAAAAGCGAAAAAAGTTTTGCGGCCTTATATAGTGGGCTTTAAGGCTGATCTAGGGCTGATCTAGGGCTGATCTAGGGCTGATCTAGGGCTGCTAAGCGTCACAGCAAAGACACGGCGCAGCACAGGCGCGGGCCTGCGCGTGGCACGCTGAGTTTAAGCATGCAACTGCGAATCATTCGCAACTAGAGCATCTGGCCTTATCAAAACCAGCGAATTCACGGCAGAATATAGCCAACTGGACTTATGCCCTTGCTAAGTCATTGATATCATTGAGTGCATTACTTAACATAATACGCGTTATGCGAATTGGGGCGCGTTAGGCGCTGTGTCAGTCTGGCAGGATCGGCTGGAACCCCCCCCACGGGGCGGTCGGCGGCGGGTGCGTGTGTATATACAAAAACGCATACACGCTTGACCCCCACCCACCCCCACTTGAAAAAAATCCACTTCTACTCTAAAATTTTTTAAAACTCACAGGAGCCTAAAAATGGCTGGTAAAGAGCTAAAGAAGCAAATCCTCAAAGACGTAGCCGACAACGGCGGTGTTGACTGGCTATATGACCAGATTGCAAGCGGCGTCACCGTGGCTGACATGGCGCGGAAGTACAAGTGCTCCCGCAGCTACATCAGCCGATCCTTGAACAGTATCCCCGAGTACAAGACGGCTATGGAAGGTGCTCGTGAGGAGGCTGCTGACGCTCTCGTAGAAGAGGGCTTGGAGATGGTCGATAGTCTTAACGAGAATAGCAGCAACAACGAGATTGCGGCCACCCGAGAGAAGGTGAACTTCCGCAAGTTCATGGCGGGTAGCATGAACCAGAACAAGTATGGCACACGGCCACAGAACAACGTCACGATCAGCATCGGCGATATGCACCTCGACGCCCTGCGGAAGGTGAACAGCCAGATGGCGGCTATTGACGCTGAGGACCGCGAGCGCGAGGCTATAGATGCGACATTCGAAGACGTGAGCGATGACTGACGAGAACGACATCCTCGGTCGGCCTCCCAAGCGCAAGCCGCCTGTGGAGAGCGACGGCCTTGACGGCCCCAGCTTCGAGGAGCTATGCCGCCCTGTGAGCGCTAAGGTGATAACAACCGCCCGCATGGCCTTGACGAGCGAGCTTGGTGCTCGTCTACAGCAGCGCAGGAACATAAAAATCCCTAAGGTGAGGAATAAGTGGTGAGCAACCCATTCGAAGAATTTGTGGCGGAGTACCGCGACGACCCTGTGAAGTTTGTCGTTGAGGTCTTGGGCGCGAAGCCCTTGCCGTATCAGGCGGAGTTCTTGCAGGCTATTGCCGACGGCGAGCGCAAGATGTCGGTCCGAAGCGGCCACGGGACTGGGAAGTCCACGTCTGCCTCTTGGGCGATGCTGTGGTATGTGCTGCTACGCTTCCCGAATAAGGTGGTCGTCACGGCCCCCACCAGCGGCCAGCTCTTCGATGCGCTGTTTGCGGAGTTAAAGCGCTGGATCAACGAGCTGCCGAAGCAGTTGCAGCCGATGCTGACTGTGAAGTCTGACAGGGTTGAGCTGGCGGCTGCGCCGTCTGAGGCGTTTATCTCGGCCAGAACGAGCCGCGCCGAGACGCCAGAAGCCCTTGCGGGTGTTCACAGCGAGAACGTGCTGCTGGTGGTGGACGAGGCGTCGGGTGTGCCTGAGAAGGTGTTCGAGGCTGCGGCTGGCTCCATGTCGGGCCACAGCGCCACGACGATCCTGCTGAGCAACCCCACGCGCTCCAGCGGGACGTTCTTCGAGAGCCAGACGCGCCTGGCAGGCTCATGGTGGACACGGCGCTGGTCGTGTGTTGACAGCCCGCTCGTGTCTGATGAGTTCGTTGACGAGATGCGTATGCGGTACGGCGAGGACTCAAGCGCCTTCCGCATCCGTGTGCTGGGCGAGTTCCCGCTGAGCGACGACAATACGATCATTCCGTTTCACCTCGTTGAGAGCGCCATGCACCGCGACATTGAGGTGACGCCAGACATGCGACCCGTCTGGGCGGTTGACCCCGCGCGGTTCGGGGCTGACAGGACGGCATTCTGCAAGCGTGTCGGTAACGTCGTGACTGAGATCAAGTCGTGGCAGGGGCTTGACCTGATGCAGACTGTCGGGCGCGTCATGGCGGAGTATGAGGCTCTGCCGATGAGCCAGCGGCCTAGTGAGATCATGGTCGATAGCATCGGCGTTGGCGGCGGTGTCGTGGATCGGCTGCGAGAGCTTGGCGCTCCCGTGCGTGGCGTGAACGTGTCGGAAGCGCCGTCGCTGGGTCAGACTTACAACAACCTGCGGACAGAGCTGTGGTTCAAGACGAAGGCGTGGCTTGAGGACCGCTCGTGCAAGATACCGAGCAACGACGACCTCGTGGCTGACCTGACAGGCATCCGCTACTCGTTCACCTCGTCTGGCAAGATGCAGGCCGAGTCGAAAGACGCCATGAAGAAGCGCGGGCTGAAGTCACCTGACCTTGCAGACGCACTCTGCCTCACGATGGCCTCCGACGCCATCACGGCCTTGAGCGGTAAGTCTAGCCAGTGGGGCCAGCCTATACGGCGAGGACTTAAAGGGATTGCCTAGCCCGACCGTGGTTTTCGTGAAACCCGTACTTCGCCTCTGCCGCCTTGCGGGCAGCGATAGCGTCGTCTCTTTTGGTGAAGACGCCGAGATGCACCTGTTGAGTATTCACGGTAATTTGGGCTGTCCACTTCAGGGCGTTTTTATTCCACGTAACACCCGTGACGCCGCTACTGTTGTCCGCACGTTTTGGCAAATTACGGCTGTTCGCTCCCCTTGTCACGGCCCGTAAATTCTCGATTCGATTGTCGTTTTTAACGCCATTAATATGGTCAATTTCGTGCGTTGGCCACTCACCTTGGTGAACTGCCCAGACGACGCGATGCGCTAAGTACATCACGGAGAAAATGCTACCTTGTCGGTAGCCCTCCCCGTGGTCTGTGATAAACGCCTCTTCCCCCGCGTACCTCGTATTCCAGCGGCGACATTCACGCTCAGCCGATTGTTTACCATCTTCAAAAAATTCAGTAGATCGCTCCAGCCAATACAGTTTCCCTGTATCTGGCGCATACCGCAAAAGCTTGCGGAGTTCTTCTGGTGTTGGTAAATCTTCTTTAGCCATGTCGGCCTCCTCACAGGTCGTTTCGGTTAGAAAGGCGCGGGTGTTGTAGCATCTGCGTCTTTCGTGTATTGTTTCACTGAATTGAAAACTTTGCAAGGCGGCCCTATGGCAGACCGTAAATTTCTAGACTTCCTTGACATGATCGACGGCGGCGGCGCTGGTCAGATGGGCGACAAGTTCGAGGGCGGCGGTCTCGTCTCGCTACTCGGCAACCTCGTCGCTTCGCCCTACGGCTCGCAAGACGAAGAGCGCAAGGCGGCTCGCATGGAGGCCTACGGCTCAGACAACATCGGCGGCCCGCCTATGGCGACACCCCCACCCGTCGGCACTGTGGGCGGCGGCGATCCGCAGTACAGCGGGCGCGGCACTGTTGGCATGCCATCGCCTGACTACACAACGTCTGGCATGAACCCCACCACGGCCTACCAGCCGCCGCAGTACAGCGGACGTGGCACGGTCGGTATGCCCTCACCTGACTACGCAACGTCTGGCATGAACCCCGCCACGGCCTACGTTGACCCGCGTCAGCGCTTTGCGCAGGACTTGGTTGACATGTACGGCCCTGAGATGGCTGACCAGGTTATGAACAGCGGTATAGTCGAAGACACCTATCGCGGCTATGTTGATCGCGGCTACCGCTTCTAAAAGGATCATCACCATGAAAGCACCAACCTGCAAAGGCTGCCCCACCCCCGCCGCGTGCAAGCGCGCTGGCAAGTGCATGGGCAAGAAGCGCAAGTAATGGCGAGCATCTGGGACTTCCTCGATAGCCTGCCAAAGCGCAGTGACGTAACGCCAGAAGAGCTGGCGAGACGGCGGCAGGGCTACGCTGATCTGTATCAGGGTGGCCTCTTGGCAGGCAATCGTGACCAGATGCCGCTCAGCGTGCAGGGCGCGCAGGCGACGCAGGACTTCATCCGCCGCAGCACCCGCAAGCACGCCGGGCTGGTCAATTCGCGCCGCGCGATGAAGGTCTGCTGGGACCTCCAGCTCGAGGAGCTCACCCGGATCACGGAATTGTGGGCCGATGCCGCGCTCCAGCTGGGCGCCAAGG